ATTGATAAACAGATTGAGGATGTAGAATATAAGTTCGCACAACTCAAATACTATCAAGAGTATCAGTTTAGTAAAAAGATTACCAGGATTATTGAGGATATTGAGTATGTTCGCAGGAATGGAAGTTTTCCAGCAAAATTAGATTACTCTAAACTTACTGCGACTGGTAGTAATATTACTTCCAGTTTTGTGATTAAACAAGGAAATAAACACGAAGGATATTATACATTCGGTAATGGATATTTGAAGTATTATATGAATAAGAAACCGACTGCGATTAGTCGTTGGTTTATGAAAAACTGTCTTTCTTTTGTATGGGTTGATGAGAAATGAACCTTGAAGACATTATACAAGAATATGGAGAAGAAGTATTAGATACTTACTATGAACTGTTTCCAGATAAAGATCTAACAAAGTTTCCTGATCGATTCTGTGGACCAGTTGGCGAATATGCTGACTTTGTGTTAGACTGTTATTATTCAACTGGTAGTGATGAACTTGATGAAACTGTAGAATCTTTTGAGAACGGAGTGTTTCAAGAGTATTACTATTACTGCCACAATACCAACACAGGATTTGTATTTTATAACGAACGATGACTGAACCTATTCCCATTCCAGCAGAAAATCTTCCTATTGATACTACCATCTCACAACCATATCCTGATGAGATGTTTGAAGAAGGAGAAAAAAGAGAACGCTCCAATCGTATTATTGAACGCTATAATCAAGCATACAATACGGAATGTTCTGGACTGACTCACGGAACACCAATTACACCAGAACATCATCAGGCAATTACATTGGAGTGTATGTTGAGTTCTTTAACATATGACAATGCCAATGTAACTGAGGTTTCTATTGCTGATGTTAATGATCTGATTCAAAGACTCTATCAACAATCAGATCAAGTTCTTAAGATGTTTAGAGAACTTAAAGGGGAAGAATGAATCTCACATTTAGACAACACGTTTTATTATTAACAGCAATCACAGTTTTTTATGATGAGGTATCAAAGACTTCTACACCTGAAATGAAACATGAGATTATGGAACTTGCTGACATTATCCAAGATGCTGCAGAGAAGATAAAAGACAATGACCAAACTTTGTAAAGATTGCAAGTGGTATCGTAAGGATTGGTTCTCTCATATCTTCTCAGGAACTAATCAATTTGATACCTGTGGATCACCTTATCTTACTAATGATTTTGTAACTGGTTCTGAGGAAAGAAGTTGTGCTATGATGAGATCTGATCAACTTTACTCTTGTGGACCTGATGGTAGATTCTGGGAGGCAAAATGAGTAGATTTACTGAAAACCCAGATGAGATTGTGCTGAAAGGTATTGATCTATTTCACCTGGAAAGTATGAATGAACGCACACTATGGATTGGTGTATATGGTAAGGATGGTAAAATCTATCACTTGAACATTTCTGCTGATGGTGATAAACTGAAATATTATTGGAGTGATGAAACACCATGACTAAACTAACACAAGAACAACGACAAACAATTGAAGACGCACTCAATTCAATTCCACAATCTGTAAGAAAAGGAATTTATGGAACGATGGAAGGAATTGAAGAACAACTTGCTCGTGGAGATAAAATTGTTTTTTATATGAAACCAAATGAACTTGGTGGTTTTTCTATTGATAAAATGAAAGTATGTGATGAAACATCGTGAGATTTGAAGAACCAACAAAACTTGACTTCTTTCTTGATGGATTCCGCAATGTTCTCTACATTCTTGATTGTTATAATGATGGTGATGAATGGGGTTACGATGAGTTCTGGGAAAGTTTAAGTATTGGCTGGTATAGGGAGTATATCTTTCCTTATGATGATCCATACAATCTAACAATCAGTAAAGAACGTAAGTTGAGATTAAGACAGTGACTGATAAATCTAAAATGTTTTATAATATTTGGTGTTGTGCATATCAGAGAAGAACACTGTATAAGGGAACAGATAGAGAGCATAGAGAGCATCAAACAGTAAGGATGTGTCTTGATATGAAAGATGTTAAGTTCTATCAGTTTGATACCGAAAAACCGCATTTTTTAAGTTAAAATCATTTTAAAGTTAATTTAAATGTTATTTTAAATGTATTTGAGTGATGTATTTGTTGATATAATTGTAGTGTTATATGGTAGTAATACTGTAGAGTGTGGAGTTTTATGTTCTTTAAATCCCTCTGAGTGTGGAGTTTTATACCTTTTAAATCCCTCTGAGTGTGGAGTTTTATACCTTTTAAATCCTTATAAATGTGCTGGGTCCTTGTGGTCTTAGCGTGCGTTCTACCACAAAACTCGGAGAATGTCAAGTCCCCCCATAAAACTCCGAGACCCCCGAGCACTTGACATAAAACTCCGAGCATCTTATAATAACTACGAGTCGCCAACTCATTTTGATCTAGATTGTGCCTCCGAGTCTTATAGGCACAACTAGATCTCAACTAGATTCGCATCATACAACTAGATTCTTATAACTAGACACAACTAGATTCACGTCATATCATCATCATACAACTAGATTCACATCATACAACTAGATTCACATCATACAACTAGATAATCATATAACATCATCATTATACAACTAGATCACACACATCTAGATTCGCACACATAATACTTTATAATACAACTAGATTCGCATATATACTCACATGCATCTAGATTATCATAACTAGATTCATGCGACACCCACTTGACACACCATCTAGATTCGCCTACAATACACACAGTTACCTACGAGATTCTTATGGTTTACGCTCAAGCACAGAAGACACGTTACAGGATCACACTAGAACTAGACGTCCTTAATGATTTTAATCCACGTGATATCAATTGGGAAAAACTGTTTGATCTCGGTGGGGATGAGTCTGCGAGGGCGTATATTGAGGACCTGAGCAATGATCGAGTTTGGTGAGATCTTATAGGATAACACCACAAGATCCTGGAGTCTAACACCAGACCCCAGGATCTTTTAGTATCTTGTGCCAGATCTTAAAGTGGCACACACCCCCTTGCATATGCCTGTATGGCGTGTTATGTTTGATCTGTGGTTGAGGAATTCTCTACACAAACCTCCCACTCCCTAATGTTATGAAAACCACCAACACATTCTACTGGACCTTCATCGAAACTCTGATCTACAATGTTGCTACCATTGCCGCAATCGTTGTGGGTGTGAGTCAGTTTCTGATTCGTGCCTTCAATGACAACAATGGTGCAGATAAGACTCGGAAGGTGATGCAAACCGTGCTGCGCTTCGTTGACACCTTAATCGAGCGCAGTAAGGTATACCTTGCCGAGAGCGAAGCGGCTGCCGCTGTGCCAGTTGCGCCACTGCCCACCAAAACCCCCAAACGCCGCTAAGGCGGGTTATGTTTGTTTCGTTCCTGAGGAATCCCAATGGCAGTTATTCTCAACGGCGGATGCATTCGTATGGCACTGATGGATCGTCGTTCTGAATTGATTCGTTGCGCCAGCATCACCAAAGATGCAACATTCGACGCAAAGATTCAAGAACTGGACGATGCGTTAATGCAACTTTGGGATGCAAAAGAAGTGTTGCTCTCCCCGAGTGTGACACCCTAAGAAGTGGCACAAGGGGGGTTGCAAGGACCCCCCACCCCCTGTTACATTACATTTGTTCCTGAGACACCAACCAATGTCCATCACTCTCACCGCCAACTACAAAGAGACCCTCAGCACCGATGCTGCTGAGAAGATCGATGAGTTGCTTGAGGAGAACTATGCTCTCGATGACATGCTTGAGTTCATCGATGAGTATAATGAGAACGACTTCGTTGCATACTATGAGGAGTATGTGCGTTGTGGTGAAGCAATCGGTTACGAGGCAGTAGATGCTCTCATCGGTGAGATGGGTTGCGTTTCTGACATCGAAGATTGCGACGAGCGTTATCAGGGTTGCTACGAAAACGAGGCAGAGTTTGCTGAGCAGTTCATGAGCGACATGGGTTATGACATCCCTGCCGCAATTGTAGTGGATTGGGAGGCAACGTGGGAGCAAAACCTGCGTTATGACTTCACTGCCTGTAACGATGGTTCTTCCTATCGTCCCGTTCACATCTTCCGCGATTGCTGATAACAACTGGGGGGCATTCGTGCCCCCTTTTTTATACAAACTCGGCAGCTGCCCGCGTGCCAGTCGACCTAGTGGCACAAGACCCCTTGAGTTCCCCCCCAGGACCTGCCATACTAAGCACATGCAAAACAAACACCTCGAACACCCCGAAGATGCTATCCTCACGGGCAACCTTGATGTGCTGGACTGGTTTGTTAATCATGGTGCTATCAGCGTTAAGATTGACGGTGCTCCCGCTATTGTTTGGGGAACCAACCCAGCAACTGGTAAGTTCTTCGTTGGCACCAAAAGTGTCTTCAACAAAGTAAAGATTAAGATCGCCCATTCTCATGAGGAAATCGATCAATTCTATGACGGCAATGTTGCAAAAATTCTGCACTCTTGTTTTGATTGCCTTCCTCATACAGACTCCATTTATCAAGGGGACTTTATTGGGTTTGGTGGATCTGATGAATACAAACCCAACACCATCACCTACAAGTTCCCTGAGGTAGTGACTCAGAACATCATCATTGCCCCCCATACTGTATACGAAGCAAACGACGATTTGCGCGACAGTTGGGCACTGCCACTGATGGTCAACCTGGACAGCACTGATTCTGTCCTGTTCGTGAAACCCAATGCATACATCGCACACGGACAGACTTCCTTTGCTGATGTAGAAGAGGTGGTGAAGTTTGCCCGCCAAATGTCAACGATGGTCACCTTTGTTTCTGATAAGGAAGCAGCAAAGATCACAAAGCAGATCAATGCTTGCATCCGTGAGCAACGTGACGTTAACCCTGAGGAGTTTGAGTGTGACCCTAACCTCATTCGTCTGTGGGCATTGGTGAAGAGCATCAAAGACGATTGTGTATACCTGCTCCGCAATGATGGTCCTGAAGCATACATCAATCAGGATCGTATCAGTGCTGAGGGTTACGTAATGACCAATGAGTTTGGTATGTTCAAACTCGTGAATCGTGAGGTATTCTCCTATCATAACTTCACCCTGGCAAAGACCTGGTGACACCTGACAAAGCGGCACACAGGCGATTGTGGGTGCCTCTCCGTGCCCTATACTGATTCTGTTGAGACGGAGCACTTCCCCCCAATGTTTGATGAACTCTGGAGTGAGATTCAGGATGCCCCTGGTGAGATCTTCGACCTTGACATTCCTGAACTGAAAGAAGAGGACTTTAACCTCACCGAATACATCAACGGCGAATACGATTACTGAATCATGCAATTCCAAGTTACTGAAATTGAGTTTGATTTTGATGAGGATGATGAGTTTCCCGCTCATCAATTCTCTAACATTACCGATGAAACTATCGGTATGATTTGGGAGGCAGATGATGAAGATGACCTCGTAGAAGAGATTACTGCTGCTACAGGTTGGTGCATCAAATCCATTGATTATCGTATCATTCTTTCCTGAATCATGAACGACAAACTTGAAATGTTGAGTGCTCGTGAACAACTGATGGAGGACATTGATTGTATCATTGAGGAGTATTTCCAAGAGTATGGCATCACAAACGACCCCGAACTTGTGAAGGTCTTGTGTGATGCTGTTTGCAAAAACTTCCCCTCTAACTGACACAAACTGCTCGGCTGCCCGCGTGCCAGTTGAGGGACTGGCACCTAACCCCTTCCACTGCCCACCTGCTGCCCTATACTGATCTCAGTTCGGAAGACACCGATGACCACCATCACTCTCCAACTTGACTACTGGAAGCGTAAGGCATTGCTGGATGCTCTGAATGATCACGAGCGATTCTGGCAAGACCTGATGTTTGATGCCAAGACAGGAAAGCGTCCTAACATGAGTATTGAAGGGGCACAGATGTTCATTGATGACCTGAAGAACCTGATCGAACAGGTAGGCATCCAAAAGGTAGACTAACTCACGGGAATGAGATGCGCCCTAAAGACACTCATCACTTCACTTTACTCTTAATCATGACCATTGAAGTTCTCGCCGCTCTCCTCGCTAAGGGTCAGACTGGTAACCAAATCCTGGACATTCTTGACTCGATTGCTGATGGGGGTTCTGCTGATGACTGCACTCAAAATGCTCCAACGCTAGAGGAAATCAACTTCTGATGTGACACCCCTCTAAGCGGCACAGCGGAGGGTTCCGACCCTCCCCTTTGCCCCTTATACTGATCTCAGTTCAAACGACCCCAATGCGAATCCAAACCCCCTTCCGATTCTCATCCATTGCCTACTTTGGACTTGATACTAAGGCACGGGTTGGGGATGAACTGCTGGCAATGGGCATCGGACGATTCTATGCTGGAATCTACCCCACCACCAGCGGGTTTGATCTGTCGATGGGCATTCTGAATGAACGGGGGTGTCTGGAGTGACGATCCTCTAAGTGCCACAAGGGGGACACCGATCCCCCGCCTTGACCCCTTATACTGATCTCAGTTCAGACGACCCCAATGCTTCTCCCCATCGACTGCGCTTACAGTTCCTGCGCCCGTAAGGTGAGCGCCAACCCCATCACGGGTAGCGTCTGCGTCACCTTCACCAGCGGACCGAAACCCTACTACTTCGAAGGGGTCTCCCGCCGTGCCATCCTGAAGGCAATCGCCCTCCCTCCGATCAGCGTGGGACAGT